CGATTACAGTGCCGACCTGTACGGCACGCCGCGGGTCAGCGTTGGCACGATCATCGCCGGGTCGGCCTTGCTTGGCGATTGGTGGAGCTTTGCCCTGTTCGGCGAAGATTTGCTGGTGGTCGCCAGCAACGAAGGGCGGCTGTGGCGCTGGTCGCCGTCCACGCCGGCCACCAAGCTCGCGGTGGTCGCCGGTGCGCCGCTCGGCAACCGCATGGTGATCGTGACCGAAGAACGCCATGTCGTGCTGTGCGGCGCCGGGAGCGACCCGCGCCGGGTGCAATGGTCCTCGCGCGAGAACCCGACCGATTGGGTGCCGACCTCGACCAACACCACCGGCGCCCTGCAACTCAATTCCGAAGGCAGCACCATCAGCGCCAGCCTGGTCGCCGGCGGCGTCCTGATCCTGACCGAAACCGACGCGCATTTCCTGCGCTATGTCGGCGCGCCCTACGTCTACGGCATCCAGAGGGTGGGCAATTCCTGCGGCCCGATCAGTCCGCACGCGGTCGCCTCCACCATCGGGGTCACCGCCTGGATGGGGGCGCAATCCTTCTTCGTCTGGGACGGTGCCCCGCGGACCCTGCCATGCGACGTGCAGGACTGGCTTTTCTCGGTAATGAACCGCGACGCGGCGGGACGGGTGTTCGGCGTGCCGATGCCAAATTTCCGCGAAATCTGGTGGTATTTCGTCGACGATAGCGGCCTCGAGGCGAATCGCTACGTGATCTGGAACTACGGCGAAAATCACTGGTCGATGGGGCGGATGACGCGCACCGCCAGCGATCTGGTGGGCATCACCAACCTGCCGATTATGGGCGGCCTCGACGGCTGGCTTTATCTACACGAAATCGGCTGGCTCGATGACGACCAGCCGCGCCTCGCCGATGTCTATGCCGAATCCGGTGACATCACCATCGGCGAGGGTGACCGGGTCGCCCATGTCACCGGGCTGATCCCCGACCTGATCCGCAGCGGCGATGCCGCCAGCTATCTGTTCTTCGGCAAGTGGCAGCCCAATGGCCAAGAGTTTCAACTCGGCCCCTACACCTATACCACCCGCGGCGATGGCCGGGTCGATTGCCGTTTCGCCGCGCGCAGCTTCCGCCTGCGTATCGAGGCGGCACGGGACATCGATTTTGCGGTCGGGCGCATGCGCGTCGAGATGGCGCCGGGAGGGCGGCGATGAACGAACCGACGCTGTACGGCAGCCCGCCGCCCCCGCCGCCATTCTTTACGCGGCCGCTGTTCTCTTATCATCCCGTGAGCCATGTGGCCTTTGTGTTCAATGAAGGCGGCCGCGGGTTCACGCTATCGATCTACCGCCGCCCGTTTGCTGCTCGCGTCTACCTCGCGGGCCGTGTCTGGCTATGGAGGCGGTGATGAGCGGGTCGAAATATCCGGCCATACCGCCGTTGTCGCCGGGTGGGTCGGTGCAGCAGCAACTCGCCCAGGTCACCACCGAGTTGCAGCAGAAGGCCAACCGCAACGCCGAGGAGTTGTTCACCAGCATCGTGCTGCGCGCGCCCAGCGGGGCGCATTTCCGGGTCACCGTCAGCGATGCCGGTGCCCTTGTCGTGGCGCCGTTCACATGAACAGCGGAGATGTCCTCCTCGCTCGGCTGGAACGGGCGCTGCGCCATGCCGGCGGTACTCACGGGTTGCGCGATGTCATGGCGATGGTCGAGCAGGGCCAGGCGCAGATGTTCGGCGATTCCAGCGGCATGGTGGTGACCGAGATCAAGCAATACCCGCGCCTGACCGCGCTGAATATGTGGTTGGCGGCGGGCGAGCTATCCGCGGTGCTGGCGCAGTATCCGGTGGTCGAGGCGTTCGCCCGCGACATCGGCGCCACGCGCCTCGAGGGCACCGGGCGGATGGGCTGGACAAGGGTGATGGGGAGGCGCGGCTGGCAGCCGCGCGGCATCCTGATGGTGAAGGATTTGGCACAATGAGCGGCGGCGGCAGCGCGAACTCGGCCCCACAGAACCAGACCGTGAAATTGCCGGAATGGGTCGATGAGGCGAGCCAGGACGCTTACCTCCGCATGAAGGCGGCGGTGGACCGGGGTTACATACCCTATCAAGGGCAGACCGTGGCCGGGCTTAACGCCGACCAGACCGCGGCGTTCCAGCAACTGCGCGACATCCAGGGGCAGGCCGACCCGTCCTATGGCACCGCGCTGGGCATCGCCGGCAACCTCGCGGGGGGCGCCGGGCCGACCAGTGCCGCCGACATCGAGGCGCTGCGCTCGCAGTTCATGAACCCCTACACCTCGCAGGTCACTGATGCCGGGGTCCGCACCCTGCAGAACACCGCCGACCGCAGCGCCAATGTCCGCGCCGGGCAGGCCGGCAATGTCGGCGCCTTCGGCGGCACCCGCTACGCGGTCGAGAATGCGGTCGCCGACTCGGAAACCGCGCGCCAGGCGGGCGACCTGTCGGGGCAACTCAATCTGCAGGGCTACAACACCTCGCTGCAATCCGCCCTCGGCCTCAACCAGCAGAACAAACAGATGGCGATGACCGGGTTGCAGATGCTGCCGCAACTGGCCACCGCGCGCAGCGGCCAGGCGGCGACCGAGGCCGGCTGGCTGCAGGGCATCGGCGGCGCCCAGCAGGCGCAGCAGCAACAGGAAAATAACGACCAGTATCGGCGTTGGCTCGAGGCGCAGAACTACCCAATCGAGGCGGCGCAGATGCTGGGCCAGACCGTCAGTTCGCTGCCGTTCGGTTCGGAAACCACCAGCCAGACCACCGGGCTAAAGAAGAACAAGCTGGCCGGCGCCGCCGCCGGTGCCGCCGCGGGCGCCTCGCTGGGCTCGGTGGTGCCGGGCTACGGCACCGCCGTCGGCGCCGCCGCCGGTGGGTTGCTTGGCTACTTTGCATAGGGTGCGATCATGAGCGACAGCACGTCGGGCTGGTTTAGCGGCTTGTTCGGCGGCGGCGCCGGCAGTGCCGCCGGGTTCGGCAACAGCGCCACCGCCTGGGCGGAAATGGGGCCGGGCCAGTACGGGCCGCTGTCGCAAGGGCAGATCGACACCGCGGCCAAGGGTGCCGGGGTCAACCCGAACGCCGGCCTGTTCGGGCTGTCCGATGACCAATGGGGCAAGGTTACAACGGGCCTCGGCACCCTCGCTAAAGGCGCGGCCGGCACCGGCACCGCGGCGGCGGGCACCGGTGCGGCCGCGGGCACCGCCGCGGCCGCGCCGCACGGGGCCGGCATCCATCCCGGCAACCCGGCGGGGTTCCAGGCCATGTTGCAACAGGAAATCGCCCGCCGTCAGGCGTTGATGCCGCAAATCGGCCCGCCGCCGGGGTTGCTCGGCGCCGGCCGTGGTTGACGAAACCGTCCTGCCGCCGCCTGCGCCTGACGCCGGCACCGGCGACGGTGGCGGCTGGTTCGGCGGCGTCGGCGATTTCTTGCGCCGGGCCGATACCGGCCTGTTCGGGGCTGCCGCCAACCTGACCACCGGGTCGCAGGACAGCGCGAGCAACACGCTCGAAGACCGCTATCTGGCGGCGCTGGGCATGCCGGCGATCGACCGGGCGGGGGCACGGCGCGACGAGGGCCGCCGGGCGCTGATGGATTTCGCCGTCGGCATGGGCCAGTTCGCCGGCTACCGCAGCGTCCCGACCACCTTCGGCGAGGCGATGAGCGGCGCGATGATGCACACCCTGACCCAGGCCGACCAGCGCGCCGGCATGCAGCAGCAGGCGATGTCGCGGCGCATTCAACTCGGCACCGCCTTGCAATCCCTGACCAAGCAGCAGCAGGGGCAGGCGACGTTCAAGACGCTGATGCAGATGATGATGCCGGGCGGCATGGGTCAACCGGGGGCGCCCGGCGCTCCCGCCGTGCCCGCTGCCCCGGGCGCTCCCGGCTCGACGGTTACCCAGACGCCGATGCAAGGCGGCGGCGATCTCGGGCCGATCATCGAGGCGACGTGGAACCCGTTGCAGCAGTTCGAAAGCGGCGGCAAGCCGGATGCGCGCCCGATCGGGCCTGACGGCAAGCCGCTGTCGAGTGCCGCCGGGGCCGGCCAGTTCATCGATTCGACCTGGCTGGACCTCTACAAAAAGGAGCATCCCGACAGCACCGAGACCGACGCGGAAATCCTCGCCAAGCGCAGCGACCCGGATGTCTCCAAACAGATGTACACCCGCTATGCCAACCAGAACGCGGCGAAACTGAGCAGCGCCGGGCTGCCGGTCACCCCGGCCACCATCAGCCTGTCGCATTTCCTCGATGGCGGGACCGCCTCCAAGGTGTTGCAGGCGCCGGCCAACACTCCGCTCGAATCGGTGATCGGCACCGCGGCGTTCAACGCCAACCGGGCGCTGTTCGATAAGAACGGCATCACCACCACCGGCGCCTTGGTCGACTATTACAACCGGCGGTTCCCCTCCGCTGGTGGCGCTACCACGACCGCCGCGGGCACGCCCGGGGCGCCTGGAGCGCCAGCCGCACCGGGGGCACCGGCGGCGCCCGGCGGGCAGGGCGGCTACGGCCTGCCCCCGCAGCAACTGGCGGCGATCGCCGCGGTGGGGCGCAGCGACCCGCAGAAGGCGACCGAGATGCTGTTCACGGCGTTGCAGGCGCAGCAGAACCAGCAGCGCACCGCCAGCAACGCTCCGGTGCGCCCGGCGACACCGGACGATTACAAGCGTTTCAATCTCGATCCGCGGCAGGCTTTCGGCATCAACACGATAACCGGCAAACCTGAACCGGTTGGCCCGCAGCGGGAGGACACCGCGCAGCAGGCGCTCACGCATGAGGCCGGGCTGCGAGCGCAATTCCTGCAACTGCCCGAGGTGCAGAAATACCAGGCGGCGATGCCGGCCTACGCCAACCTTCGCCGTGCCGCCACGCGCGGCGCGGGTAGCGATGACCAGGTCGCCGATATCAATCTGATTTATGCCGTCGCCAATCTGTTCGATCCGGGGTCGGTGGTCCGTGGGAGCGAGCAGGACGCTTTCGCCAAGCTGGGTGGCATGTTCGCCAAGATCAGTACGCAACTTGGTGCCGCGGTTTCCGGCGCCAGCAAGCTGCCGCCTGAAATCCGCGAGCAGATCATCAAGGCCGGCGAGGACCGCATGCGAGCTTACTGGGACGCGGTGCAGCCGAACGCCGATGCCTATCGCGAACTCACCGGACGGATACCCGGCACGCGAGCCGATAACGTGGTGCTGATCAAATCGCCCGATCAGATGATCGCCGACGCCAACAAACGCAGCGGGGCCGATCCGGCGTTGCCGCCGGTCACGACGACCACCACCGCCCCCACGACCACGACCACGACCACGACCACGAAGCCCGAGGAAAAACCGGTCGTGCCGGCCTACACCCCGCCGGCCGATTGGGATCGCCCCGCGGCGGTGCAGAAATACGCCACCATGACCGCGGAGCAGTTCGGCGCGCTCAACGCCGACAATGTGCCGCCTTACGAGCGGGCCATCGTCGCCGCCGAGGCGTCGAGGCGGCGTGCGGCGGCGGCGACAAAGAAGAGGTAACGCCATGGCGATCACCATTGACACCAAGAGCGGTGCCCCGGCCAGCGTCCGCGCCGCCGTCGGCTCGATGGAGCACCTCGGCGACCGGCTCAAGGTGTTGCGTCAGTTCTATCCCGATGCGGAACCCGATCCGGTCGACCCCGGCAACTTCATCTATACCGACCCCAAGACGCACCGGCTCACCCTTTACAACCCCAAGGGTCTCGATGTGGGTGATGTCGCCTCGGTGGGTCCCGAAGTCGGCGAGATGGCGGGGGGCGCTATGGGTGCCGCGGGGGGCGGGCTTCTCGGGCTTGCGGGCGGGCCTGTTGGCGCCGTCGGCAGCGGGATCGCCGGGGCCGGTCTGGGGGCTGCCGCTGGGCGTGAGATCACCGGGCTGGGTGCGCGGATGCTCGCCGGCGCCACCGATCCGCGCTCCCTCGGGGCGCATCTCGCCAATACAGCGGAGACCGCCGGCGTCAACGCGCTGGGTGAGGGCGCCGGGCGCGCCGTCCTCGCTGCCACGCCGGGGCTGCGCAACTTCGCTTTCGACCGCGTCGGCCAGTTGATGGACCAATACAACATCCCCGGGACCCTCGGGCAGCGCACCGGTAGCGGCGGGCTGATGGGCATCGAGGCGGGTTTGGCGCAGGCACCGTTGGGGGGTTCGATTCGGGATATCGGGCAGGCTTCCCGTGAGGCGGGCGGCGCGGCGGCCAACCGGGCGGCGGTTGGCTCGCTGCCGACCGGTCTGCGCCCCGGCAGCGCGCTGCCGGTCCTCGCCTCCGGGCGCGCGGATATCGTCGGCCCCGCCATCACCCGCGCCGCCGAACGCCATGCCGCCCGCGTCGAGCAGACCTTGGAGGGCATCGGCCGGGACGCCGCCGCCACCGGGACCACGGTCGACGCCCAGGCGGTGCGGCAATTACGCGCCCAGCTTGAAACCGAACTGCAGCGGGCACCTGAATCGCAAGCGGCGGCACTGCGCCGAGGCATCGAAGAGGCCGACAACATCATTGCCGACGCCGCCACGACCGGCGGCATCGATTTCCGCACGGCTTTGCGCGTTCGCACTCAACTGGGCCAGAAGCTCGCCGACGTGGCACCCGGCGGCATCCGACCGCTGGAGGCGTCCACGCTCGACCGCGTCTATGGCGCGTGGCGCAATGACATCTACTCGGCTGCGCGAGAGGCGGATCAGGCGTCCGCACGCGCGCCACGGCCCACCAATGTAAACCAGCGATTGCAGACCCACGACATCGACATTACCAGTCTGCGCGACCCAGCCCTTGGCGGGCAGCAAACCGTGCTGGAACGGCTTGGCAAGACGGTCGGCACCGACGCGTTGACCAGCACGATGGACACCCACGCGTTGCTGACCAAGCCCAACCAGACCCGGGCGTTGTTGGAGGGGCTGACCCGCAACGGCGAAGGCGAGGCGGCGGGCCAGTTGCGCGCCTCACTGCTCAACGAGATCGGCCGCGGCAAGGCAGGCACCCAGAGTGCCGCGGGCGACACGTTCAGCTTCAATACGCTGCTGACCAACTATGACGACGCGCGGCGCAGCGGCGCGCTCGATGCGATCTTCCCGCGCAGCGGCAGCACCGGGCAGACACGGCGGGCGCTCGACGATCTGGCCGAGATTTCAGGGCGCATGCGTGAGGCCGAATCGCGGCGCAACACGTCGAATACCGCCGGGGCCGCGGCCAGTCTCGCTTTGGCGGGTGGGCTGGGGGCCGGGGTTTATAATCTGGCCGATACCGGCAACGCCGGCACCCTTGGCGCCGTGCTCGCGGGTGCCGCCGCCCCGTTCGTCTCGGCTCGCCTGCTGACCTCGCCGGGTTTCGCGCGCTGGCTGGTGCGGGCCTTCAACGCCGCCGATAGCGGCGTCACCACCAATGTGGCGGGGCATCTCGGGCGCCTCGCGGCGATGGACATCAGCGACGCCGGCGCCCGCGCCGACCGCGACGCATTCATCGACAGTCTGCGCACCGATCCCACCCTCGGCCCGCTGCTGGAGAAGGACGGCAAGCGCGGCACCGGCAAGCGCAGCGAGGCCGAACCGGTCGCACCGCCGGTCGCACCCCCCGGTCTGCTGGTGCCGGCGCAGACCGCCCAGGCGGGGCCGGTGCTGCCGCCGGGTATGCCCCAGGGCATGCCGCCGGGGCTGATGGGTCCCGACCCCTTGGCGGCGGCTGCCTCGGCGCAGTTCGCCCAGAACACTGCGGGTCCGGATCAACTCGGCAACCTGCCGCCGGGGCTGCTCACCAACGCCGATCCGTCGACCTTGCTGCAATCGCTCATCGGGTGAACGGGCCGGGAACAACCGCGTTGCAACCGGAATATCCTGCAACCCACTTGCAACCGAGTTGATCAGATATGGGCCGGGAAGGGCGGGCTACACAGAATCTAACCCGTTGAAAAGACGGGCTGTGCGTGAGCATGGAACGGCCGCTATAGAAGTGCCAATATTATCTCGTTTGGGCCTTCATGATCAATTAAATCAATAAGTTACGATATTTCCGCACCCTGAAAACCGGGTTCCTGCAACCCACTTGCAACCAAGTTGGAAAAACGGCCCAATCCACCCGCATAGCCCGCACAACCCGGTTGCACGGCGACCGGGCATGACGGCCCCTTTGCGCGGCTGCGCAAAACTGCGCAGAAGGTTTTGCGCAAACCGCCGTGCGCGGGGGTGATGGAAAAGCCTGCTTATTTTTCAGCAACAGCAACCGCGCATGAAAAACCCGCCGAGGTTGCCCCCGGCGGGTTGATCGGTGCGGCGGTTGCGCCGGATGGTCAGGTCGTGCGCGGGCGCCCTGGCTTGAGGTCGAGCACCGGCGCCGGCGTGGCCTCGGCTTTAGGCGACAGCGGAATTATTTTGCTGCTTCCGATAGGCTTTGTTGCAGCAGGCTCGACGCCCAGGTGTTGACAGAAACCCCGCCCTCTTTTGCCGCGCGCTCAATGGCCGCCTTCAACGCTGGAGCTATGCGCAGATACAGAATTGTTGCTGACTCAGCGACATCGCCATCGTCATCCTCCGCGCCGGCCTCTGGCGGGTCCTGAAACGGGTTTTGATGCACGGTCATGGTCGCACCTTCGCGCTCCAGGAGCCACTTGCGAGCCTCGGCACGACTGAGAGGAAGCGTTTTGTCCGATAGCCATTCTTTGGGGTATGTCGCCTCTTCCAATTCTAGATCGAATGGTAACGGTTCGTGATCAATGGTTTCGTGAAGCCAGAACGCCCCCATTTTGGTCTGGTACAGCCGACGCCGCGTGACGTGGGCCATCGGCACGTCGAACCGGTCCGGCATCTCGAACATGTCGATCTCTTCCGCAAGCAGCAAGGAAGTCTCAGAGTTGAATGTGCGGCCGGAAATAATTCGTTTTATCATCGATAAGCCTCTCCCTCCTGTCCGGCCCGCTGCTGCTGTTTCCGGTTGCGCCGGATGGTCAGGTCAGCCGCGGACGCCCCGGCTTGAGGTCGAGCACCGGCGCCGGCGTGGCCTCGGCGTCGCGGGCGCGGACCTCAAGCCACGCGGCGACATCGGGCGGCACCTCGCCGCGCTGGCCCCATAGGCGGATTAGCTTTTCGTCACAGCCCAGCGCAGTGGCGAGGCCGCGCTGCGACCAGCCTATCGCCGCGAGGCAGGCTTGCAGGCGGGCGGCGTTCATAGCGCCCCCACCTTCGCCGCGACCTTCCACAGCAACCAGAACATCGGCCCGGTCAGGGCATACAGCCCGCCCACCATGACCATCAACACGGCCACCTTGGTATCGCTAGCGGCCAAGCGACTGTCGTATCCGGCGACCTCCTCGGCGGCTCTTTCTGCGTTGTCTTGGGTGGCGCCGGCCTCGAGCAGCGCGGTGCGCAGGGCGCCCAGTTGAAGGGCCATCTCTCAGCCCTCCACCCAGAGATCGGGATCGGCGCCGGGCGCGTCCCAACCGAACATGCTGCCGATCTCCATCGCCTGAACCTGCGCAGGCGTCACGTTATGGCGGCTATTGAAAGCGTCCACGTCGAGATCGGGGCAGGCGCGCCAGAACCCGGCCACGCCACGCTTCAGGAGCACTGGGCCATCCACCCCGTTCCGCGCGGCGCACATCGGCGGCAGCTTCTCTAAAGTCTTCAATACGTCAGTCATCTAGCTATTTCCTGTCAGCGGTGCGGGTCCATTCCTGCGCCGGTCCCAACTATATATCCGCGTTTTGCGGACAATACAAGGGGGCGGTTCAACTTTTTTAGGGCAGCTTGTCGCCCTCATGTGAGAGCGAGAATTTGGATGGCACCCTGAACACCGAGGAGGAATGCCATGCGTCGCATGACTCCTTATGTTCCTCGACCCACCCCGCCAACTCTCCCGGCTTAAAAGATTCATTGAGGCCGGTTTCACCGTGATCATAGTAATCGCAGACCAACTCGAATGTATCGCCGCAAATATCGCAGCGAATATGAAGATAATCATATAGCTGTTCGGTCATGTGTGCTGTCCCGTCCGCTGCTGTTGCTTCCATTCCTCAAGCTCACCCTGCTGGGATGCCCGCGCACCCACATGCGCTTCAGCCGCCGCGCACCACTGCGCCCAGTAGAATGCCTGTTCGGCCGCTTCACGCGCCCCCCCCACAGGGCGCGCGCTTCGGGGTCGGCCGGAGGCGTATTCTGCTCGCGATAACGCCGCGCGCCCGCCTCGGCGGCTTCACGCTCCCGCAGCATTCCGGCACGGTACTCCCGGTCTTTCCGGCGCACCTCGCCCGCCCACTCAAGCAACAATATGAGCGCCAAAACGGTCCCCGCGGCCCAGTTAAACGCCCATACGGGATGCAGGTTGGCGTAGGCGAAGGCGGCGTCGATGAAATTCATCTCACCACCCCCCGGCCATGCGGCGCCCGCCGCGGGCAGCTGCATAGCGCGCGTCACGAGCGTCGGCCTCGCGCGCCGCCGTCTCGCTGACCGGCTGGAGTTCAAGGTTCCGCTGTGCCCGTTCGCGCGCCCGCCGGGCCTGCTCGCGCCGAGCGCTTCCGATGGTGCGGAAGATCACGAGCAAAAAACCGCCATTCAGCGCCCAGATCGCAGCCCCGATTGGGTGGAGGTTGGCGTAGGCGAACGCGGTATCGATGAAATCCATGGTCCTGTCCTTGACTCAGATCGCGCGCCGCAGCGGCGTGATGGTGGGGGGTTCGGCTGGTGCTGCCGCACCGAACGGGTCGACAATCTTCTTCGCGTCATCGGCCAGCAGATGGCCGTAAAGCGCCATCGTGGTCTTGACGTTGGCGTGCCCGGCGCGCGCGCTCACCAGATGCCAGTCACGGGTCTGGCGTAGCGAATGGGTGACGAAGGAATGGCGCAGATCGTGCAGCCGAACCGCGGGCAGGCCGACCAGCCCGGCGATGCGCTTGAACCGCATCGTCAGCGGGTCGGGCGCCATCCAGCCGCCGCCCGCGGCCGGGAACACCGGCAGGTCGGCGAGCCTCACGCCGAGGGCAACCGCACCCTCCCGCGCCGCCGGCAGCAGGCTCCGGAACAGGTCGGCCAGTTCGGCCGAGAGCGGGATGCTGCGCTCACTGGCGGCGGTCTTGGTCGGCACCACCACGAGGCGGTTGTTGACCCGGCGAATGTTACGGCGGACATGCAACACACCGGCGTCGAGGTTGAGGTCGACATCGCCCCAGGCCAGCCCGCACAACTCGGCCCGGCGCATGCCGGTGCGGATGGCGACCTCGACCACCGGCCCCATGTAGTCGGGGCAGGCGGCGAGGATGCGCTGCAAATCTTCCATCGGCAGCGCCCGCGGCTTGCCGCCCTTGAGCTTCGGCGGATCGGTCAGCCCGACCACGTTATGCTTGATCGCTTTGCCGCGCACCGCCGCCTTGCAGGTCTGGAACAGCATGCCGTAGACCTGCCGGCGGGTGCCGGGCGCCAGCTTGGTTTCCTTGGCCCACGCGGTCTGCGATGCCAGCCCGCGCATGAACTGCTCAACATCGCGGGTGGTCAGCTTGTCGAGCGCGATGCCGCCAATCGGCGCCGGGTCGATGTAGCGCCCGGCCACAGCCAACTGTAGCGCCGCGCTGCCGGGGGCGACATGGCCGCTGGCGACGCGGTTCTCGATGTTGGCCCGCACCGCCTGGGCCACGGTCTGCTTCGCCGCCGGGGCAAACCCCTCGGGGATGTCGGCATGCTGGCGGATCAACTCGCGGCGGTGCGCCTCGGCCTCGCGTTCGGTGCCCTTGAAAGTGCTGTACTGCATCCGGCGCTTCTGCCCGCGTTCGGTCGGGAATTCGACGCGGCATTGCCAGACGCCGGGCTTGCGCTCAGTGAGGACGATGACGGTATCCTGGCTCATGTGATCTAGCTTTCACGGGTCCGGTTGACTTTGCGCTCGATGACGCCAAGGAAATCCTGTGCCGCGCGCCATACCTCGCCGGTAAACAGGTCGCTGGCGTGGTGGGCGGGTTTCAACTCGATGGTGACCTTGACCGAGGTGCCGCCCTGATGCAGGGCGAAACTCAGTTCGCCGGTACGCTCGAATGGCGGCGGCACGTCGGCCCGTGCGGCGGGGTCCTCCGGCGACATTGATAACTCCGGGGTTGTTGGTGCTGTGGCCGGTGCCGCGGCTGGTGCGGCGGCTGACACTTCCGTCGGCACCGGGTACAATATGAGCGGGTACGGCGACGAAACTGGCGTTTTTGCCGCTTCCGGCACCGCCGATGTAAACGCGTCAGATGGAAAAGCTCTCCGCCCATAATCCAGGATTTCTTTTTCTGTGTAGCCAACCGCAGGGTTGTTCGGGAGAGGCAAAGAGATGTAGCGATGTCGCTTAGGATCAAACCGGTAGGCGTCGGTAAGGGGCAAGGTGCCGAGAAGGTACAGGATTTTTTCAATCGACCAGCCGGTTGCGCCAGCCAACGCCGGGAGGCGGTCGGCCGGTAAATAAGGCTTGGTGGATTTGAAGAATTTTGTAACTTGGCTCGGGTCAACGTCCCATTGCTTGGCAATTTCCCGTTGCGGGATTCCGGTTTCTTTAAGCCGTTGTTTTATCCGCTCTAAGCCGGTTGGTTCAGCTTGGTCCATGCGCTAGTTCCCTAGTTAATAGACTCGATACATAGCACGGGCATTGCGTAAAACGCAACACCCTGCACCATTTTAACGGGGAATACACGGGTTCGTGTTCCCCCAGGCCATTGCGTAAAACGCAACACCCCGCACGATTTCCACGGAAAATTAACGGGTTCGTGTTCCCCCGGCCATTGCGTACCGGTTGCGTGACGTTAATGTACTTGACATGCATAAGCCCTTCCCCTTCGAGGATTTGGCCCAACGCTACGACCCCGCCGAGGAGGTGGTGCAGCGCTTCGGCGGATACACGCCGCTGGCCAAGCTCCTCGGCATCGAGCCGTCCACCGTTATGCGGTGGTGCCAATCCCGTAGAGTCAACGGGACGGGGGGCGTTGTTCCACCATCACGTTGGGACGCGATCTTGGCGGCATCACGCCAGCGCGGCTTCCCGCTAACCCGCGATGACCTCTCACAACCACCGGTCCTGCGCGCGCAGGCATACGGAAAATGACACGCACAACAAAAAATGGCGTTTCCCTACAGGTAACCCCTGACGCCATACCCGAACCGTTGGCGATCACGGTTGCCAGGTTCGCGCACCTGTTCAGCATCTCGGCCACCGCGACCTATGCCGCCATCGAGCGCGGCGAGGTGCCGGCGCTGCGGCTGGGCGGGCGCATCGTCATCCCGATGGCCTGGGTGCGGCAGAGGATCACCGACGCCATGCAGCCGAAGGCGGATGGGCCGTGATCCCGCCCGCCGTCCTGGCCGGGGCCTACCCGCACCAAAAGCGCGAACTGATCCTGCGCTGCGATGACGCCCACCCGGTGGCCCAGCACTTCGCTTTGTGGTGGCAACCGGGCACCGGCAAGACCCTGGTTTACATCCGCCAGGCGATGGCGATGCGCCTCGCCGGCGACCTGCGCCCGCATCTTTACCTGTGCCCCAGCGCGCTTACCGCCCAGGTCACCGGCGAGGCGCGGCGGTTCTGGCCCGGCGCCATCGTGGTGCGCCTGCGCAGCGGCACCGACCGCTTGCCGCCACGCTATGACATCGTGGTGGTGGGCTACCACCTGCTCCCCGGTGCGCCGCAACTGGTGGCCCAGTTGATGGCGGTCAGTTGGGCCTCGATCATTTTCGACGAAAGCCATTATCTCCGCAGCCTCGGCGCCGCGCGCACAATCCTCTGCCTTGGGCCGCATGGGCAGGCTTGCCTTGCCCACCGCGCCGTCCGGCGCGTGTTCGGCACCGGGTCGGCGCTGATCAACCATAACGGAGACCTGTACCCGACGGTGCGCCGCCTCGAGGTGCGGGCGCTGGCGCGGCTGGGCGCCAATGGCCGATGGCGCAACGTCAACCCGCGGGAGTTCTTCGAGCGTTACGTGCGCTACGAACAGAAATGGATAGGCTCGCGCATGATCCGGGTGCCGGCCGGCAGCCAACACTCGGCCGAACTGTTCGAGGCGTTGCGCGGAATTGTCTCGATCCTGACGCTTGACGAAGCAGCCCCCGGCCTACCGCCGATGGTGGTTGCCGCGCTGCTGCTCGATGCCGAGGATATCCTCGAGCAGTTGCTCGCCACCGGCGAGGTGCCGCGCGAGGTGGTCGACCAGATGCTCGACCTGCTCGCCGAGGCGGCTTGCGGCGATGAGCGGGCCGAGGCCGCGGCCTGGCGTTTGCTGTCAGACTGGGCCGGGCCGTTGTCCACCTACCGACGCCAAATCGGCCTGCTGAAGGCGCCCCACGTGGCCGAGATCGTGCGCGAACGTATCGAGGGTGGCGAAACCCGCGCTTGCGTGTTTTTCCACCACCGCGCGGTCGGCGAGATCATCCGCGACGCCCTCATCGCCGCCGGCATTTCCGCCGTGCTGCTGTACGGCGGCACCGGCGGGCCGGCCCGCGAACGGGCGCTGTTCGATTTCAACATCGGCAAGTTGCGGGTGCTGGTGCTGCAGTTCGACGCCGGGGGCGTCGGCCTCAACCTGCAGGCCGCGCGGTATTCAATTTTGGCCGAACTGCCGTGGACCGCCGCCGCCCTCACCCAGGCACTGCGGCGCACCCGCCGGCTGGGCCAGACCAGTCCGACCCTGGCGCATGTCGCCCTGGTGCCCGGCAGCCTCGATGAGGCGGTCGCCGGCATCATCATGAGAAAAGCCCAGGAAGAAACCGAACTGACCAGGAAGGAAGTTGTAACATGGTGATGAATTATCTGGCCTTCCGGCTGCCCGCCGAGGAGGCGGCGCTGGTCGCCGCGGTGCGGGCGGTGTCCGCGGTGCCCGAGGCGGCAACCGCGTCGTTTGTTACCGAACCAGTGGTGACGATGGGCGACATCGCCGCCGTTGTCGATACGGCTGTGGACGCCGGCGAGATCGACAACACGCCGGCGCCCTCGCCCGCGGCGCCGGTGAAGCGTGGCCGCGGCAGGCCCGCCAAGGCCGCCGCCCCGGCAGCCCCCGGCAACGGGGCCGACCATGTGGAGGCGGCGCCGGTGGAGGCCCCCCAGGCGGCGCCTGTGGCCTCGGAGGAGGCGCTTGCGGCGCTGCGCGCGGACCTCGATTACGAGGCGCTGCGGGTGGCGCGGCTGACCTCGGTGCCGGCCATGCGCTCGATTCTGCAAGGGGCGGCGGGCGAGGGCATCATCCACGCGCTCGACGTGCCCGATGAATTGCTGGGCCAGGCGCTTGCGGCGATGCGGGCGGCGCCGTGATGGGCGACATCAGCAACATCGACCACGCCGAACGCGCACATAGTCGCGTCGGCCCGTCACAGGCCGAACCGCTGTTTCACTGCCTCGGCTCCGTCAAGATGGTCGAGCAGCACGGGATCGAACCGGCCTCGCCGGGGCGGGCGGCACTGGCTGGCACCCGCGCCCACCAGATGGCCGAGACGGCGCTGCTCAAGCGTTCGCCGGTGGTCGGCGAGGATGACATGGCCGAGGCGGCGCGCGGCTTCGTCGCCCTGGTCGAAGGCGAGGTCGGGCGCAGCGGCCCCGACCATATCCTGCTGGTCGAGGCGCGGGTCGACATGAGCCGGCACCATCCGGAACTCTACGGGTCGGTGGACGCGATGCTGTACGATCCTGGCCGTAGCCGGCTGTGGGTCTACGACCTGAAGACCGGCGTGGCGCCGGTCGAGGCCGACGCCTTGCAGTTGCAGTTATACGCCGCCATGGGGCTCGAAAGCCTCGGCGCCCGCGCCGAGAATGTCGCCACCATTGAAACCGTGGTCTACCAGCCATTCGCCCGCCACCCGGACGGCATCACGCGGCGGGCTCGCCACTCGCGGGCGAACATCCGCAAGGTGGCTTCGGCCTATGTCGAGAAGGTTTACCTCGCACTCGACAGCAACGAGCCGCAACCGCTGACCGCCGGCAAATGGTGCCGCTGGTGCCGCGCCCGCGCGGTATGCCCGGCCTATCGGGCGATGCAGACCGAGGGCGCTCGCATCGAGTTCGCCCCCGATGGCAGCATGAGCCAGACGCCGACCGCGGCCGACGCCATCCCGGTCGAACAACTCGGCGCCATGCTGACCGCCTGTGCGAGGCTCAAACCGTGGATCGCCGCCGTCGAGGCCCGCGCCCTGTTCCTGATGCAGCACCTCGATGCCGATCTCAACGGCTGGACGCTGCGCGACAAGCGCCCGGTGCGCTCATGGATCGATGAGGAGCGGGCGCTCAAACGCCTGCGCTCGATGGGGCTGCCCACTGAAACCCTGTTCGAACAGAAATTCGTGTCACCCGCGCAAGCCGAGCGGCTGCTGCGCCCGGCCGACCGCGCCACCGTCGCCGACCTGATCATTGCAACCAGCAGCGGCAAAACGCTCGCCCCGCTGCCAACCAACACCGCGAGCGCCGACTTCAACGAGGAACAGGGAACATCAGCACCATGAGCGCTACCAGCCAGCAACGCCGGCCGAACCCGGCCCACGACCCGCAGAAAATTAAATTGATGGGCGTAACGATCGCCTATGCCGAGAGCGTCACCACGGCGCGCGCCTTCGCCGCCGGGCAGGAGCCGAAATTTTCCGGCTCCTTCATCGCCTGGGGGCCGAAGGCGGCGGATATGTCGGCCGCGGTCGACGCCGCCTCGCGTGCCGCCGCCGCCGACAAATGGGGGCGCGATGCCAAGAACTGGCCGCGGCTGCGCGGCATCAACAAAGAGCCCCTGGTCAAGGCGGTGGCCGATTACCCGACAATGATGGCCGACCCGCCGGCCGGCGCGGTATTCGTGCGCGCCTCCAGTAATGAGGCGCCGGGGTTTGTCGACGCCCAGAACGTGCCGCTGACCGCGACGGAAGCCCGCGCCATGCTCTATTCCGGGTGGGTGGTCAACGTGGCCTTGCGCGCCTTCGCCTATGACCAGATCGGCGGGCAGGGGATCGGACTGGGTTTGCACAACTTGCAACTGGTACGCCCCGGCAAGCGCCTCGGCCCCGGCCGGCAGGCGGCGCAGTCCGAGTTCGGGCCGGTGGCCGATGAAGACCTCGAGGGCGACGACGAAGAATACCCGGCCTGATGCCGGGGCGACAGGGGCCGGGGGTTACGCCGCCGGCCCCGCCCCTATCGGGCCGCACCATTGTGCTCGACGTGGAGACCCGAAGCGTCATTAACCTTCAGCATTCCGGGGTCACCCGTTACGCACGGCACGCCTCGACCCAGTTGATTTGCCTCGCCTGGGGCTGGGCCGATGAGGACCGGCCGCCGGCTTCCTGGCTGCCGGGCGAGGCCCCGCCCGCCGCCCTGCTGGCGCATATCGCGTCCGGGGGCACCATTGCCGCGTGGAATATCGGCTTCGACCTGGCGATTTGGAACGCGCTGCTGGCGCCGCTGGGCTGGCCACGTCTCGAGATCGCGCAAGCCCACGACATCGCCGCCCAGGCGGCGGCTGCGGGGCTGCCGCGCGGGTTGGAGAAATGCGCCGAGGCAATGGGGCTGGCGCTCAACAAAGACCGCGCCGGGGCGCTCGCCCTGCGCAGCCTGATGCGCCCGGCCAAATGGGCCAGGGGGGTGCCGGTATGGCGTGAGGCCGACGCCGAACGGCTGCTGGCGGTGATCGAGTATTGCCGCCGCGATGTCGCGGTCGAGCGGGCGGCGCATCGCGGGCTGCCGAAGCTGCAGGAATATGACCGCCCGGTGTGGCAGGCGGATATGCGGATCAACGCCCGCGGCATGCGGGTCGATCCCGGTTTCATCCGGCATGCCGGGCCGTTCTATGTCCGCGCGCTGCAGGCGGCGCATGAAGAGGCGGCGCGGATCACCGGCGGCGCGGTGAAGAAGATCAGCAACACCAACGCGACGGCCACCTGGCTCGAGGCGCAGGGCTGTCCAATGGCCGCGGTGATTTCGTTGGCTAGTGACAACAACGACGCGGACGCGGACGCGGACGGCGAGACGCCGGCGAAGGCGTCGCGCAAGGGGGCGCTCACCAAACCCGCGGTGCGCACGCTGCTCGAACGCCCCGACCTGCCCGCCTGCGCCCGTGCCTTGCTCGAGCTACGCCGCGACGCGCTGCGGACCTCGACGGCGAAGATCATCGCCCTGGCCGCTGCGTGCGAGCCCAGCGACGGGCGCATCCATGACACGCTGGTGTACCACGCCGCCTCGACCGGGCGGGCCGGCGGCACTTTGCTGCAACCGCAAAACCTGCCGCGCGCCAGTTTCGACGATGCGAAATGGGACCGCGCATTGGCGGGGATGGAAGAGGTCAACGCCGGGCGGCTAGGGCTGGACGGTTTCGCCGAACAGTTCGGCGCGCCGATGATCGCGCTCACCGCGATGATCCGCGGTTCGATCATCGCGGCACCCGGGCATGAACTGGTCGGGGCCGATTTCAAGAATATTGAGTTGCGGGTCAACGCCTGGCTGGCCGGCGAGCAAAGCCTGCTCGATGAGCTTGCCGCCGGGGTCGATGTCTATACCTCGATGGCGGCAGAAATCTACGGCATCCCCCGGCAGGAGGTCGACCCCCACACCCAACGCCATGTCGGCAAGGCCGCTGCCCTCGGCTGCGGGTTCGGCCTGGGCTGGGCCAAATTCATCGAATTCACCACGGCCCTTACCGGAATCATCCTGCCCGAGCAGATGGCCCGGCAATCGGTCAAGGCGTTCCGCGAGAAATACCGGCGCATCCCGCTTCTGTGGCGCGAGCTTGAGGACGCCGCCCTCGGCGCGGTGCATGCGCCAGGCACCAAGAAGATCGCGGCCGGCGGACGGCTGGGGTTCTATTGCGACAAAGTCCGGCACTGGCTGCTGCTGCGCCTGCCGTCAGGGCGGGTGCTGCGCTATTCGCGCCCATCCATCGAGGTCGAGGACGGCCCGTACGGCCTGCGCGAGGTGCTGCGGTTCTGGGGGGTCAACCAGATGACCCGGAAATGGGGCCTGGAACGTTCCTGGGGCGGGGTGCTGTGTGAGAATGCGGTGCAAGCCGTGGCCCGCGACATCTGCATGGAGGCGGTGCAGCGGGTCGAGGCGCGCGGCTGGCCGGTGGTGCTGCATGTGCATGACGAAGTCATCGCCGAGGTGCCGATCGGCTGCGTGAGCGCGGAGACGTTCGGCGCGGTGATGACCGAGAGGGTGGGCTGGGCCGAAGGGCTGCCGACCCTGACCGATACGTGGCGCGGCGAGCGCTACGGCTGACCGCTTGAACCCGCAGCACGAAGGGAGCGCCCAAGGAATGGCAACCGATCACCCGCCGCCGCTCGAGGACACCGTCGCGGCCGAAGTGGCCCTGATCCAGGCCAGCCCCCAGACCATGGAAGCGCTGGGAATATGCCATGTCGAGGTCAACTTAGCCTTGGAGCGGGTGCGCTCGATCCTCGCCGAGGAGGGCGAAGGGCAGCAAAGCTATGGCGGCAACGCGGCGCCGCTGCTGGCGATCGTGATGGGGCTGATGACGCCCAAGCCCAACCTCGAGGTGGCCCTGCTGCTGGTGATGGCGGGCAGCCGGATACGCGAGGATATCGCCGCGAGGACCGCATGATGGGCCGCAGCATCGCCGACATCCTGTTCGATGCCCGGGTCGAGTGGCGGGTGCTGACCCGCAGCGAGTTGCACCAGGTGCGCGACAGCATGCTGGTGCAGGGTCTCGGGGTCGAGGACACCGACGGCCTGCTATGGTGGCTGCAAGTGGACGCGGAACCGCGCCCGCCGCTGCGGGCGAAGCCGGCGGGGTATCGCCGGCTACCCAACCCAACCGACGGGAAAGGGGGTTGAGATGGCGCAACCGGTGGACAAGCGCGACACAAGCGGCGAACCCGCGCAAACCCGCGCCGAACCCGCGCACACCAGCGCCGAACCCGCGCGCCTGACGGTGACGATGGCGCCGGGGGCCGAGACCCGGCACTGGCCGACCAGCGCACGGCGCGAGGCGACCTGGGAGGAGGCCAAGGCGGCGCTGCTCGACCCGCGCGGCGTCGCGGCGGGGACGCCCAAGGACGGGTTGTGCTTCGTGCCCGGCTGGCTGGCCGGGGCGACCCGGCGCAAGACCACGGTGGCCGGCATCTCGATGCTGGTGGGCGATATCGATTGCGGCATCGACGCCGGCGAGATCGTCACCGCGCTGCGGGCAAGCGGCTATGCCTGGGCGCTGGCCTCGACCCACGGGCATATGCGCCAGTCGATCCTCAAGCCGTTTCCCCTCGCCGTGTGGGGGCGAATGCTGGCGTATTTCAAGACCGCCGAGGCGGTGGCCGCGTGCTGGCTGCGGGCCAACTACATCGCCGCCATCGCCGAGGGCGGGGCCGATGCCGTGGCGGTGGTCGAGGGGGAAAAGGCGGTCGAACTGCACATCCATCTGCGCCGGGCGGTGCCGCATTGGCGCCTCATGCTGCCGCTGGATGGCGGCTGGGCGCCCTCGAGCGGGCCCGGGGTCGGTGCCGCCGAGTTGTGGGCGCGGAGCTATCTCCAGGCGTTCGGGGGCCTGGGGCTGGGCATGGTCGATCCGGCCTGCGCCGACGCCTCGCGGCTCTATTATACCGGGCGCCAGCCGGCGCGCGCCGGTGAGGCGTTCGCGCCGGGCTGCACGGTCAAGGCCGAGTTCTACGAAAGCAAGCCGGGCCTGCCATGGGCAAAGCTCGAACGGCTGCTCGAGGCCGGGCGGGTGGTACCGAAGACGACCGGCAGCGATGCCAAGGGGGCGGCGCGGGCCGAGCTTGAACGGGCGACGGGTGAAAGCGGAAGGCTGGGGGCGGGGCGCCGGGTGGGCGGGGGCAACCGCCCGGCGCGGATCATCTATCCGTGGCTTGTGGCGCGTGATGGCGGCGAGGTCGACCTCGAGCAATGGCACCATGATAACGGGCACGCGTTGATGCTGGCCGGGCTGGTGGCGGCGCATGAGGGCGGCGCGCTGCTCGACGGACGGGCGGACAGCGATGACGGGCATGTGCACTTCATCTGCCCGCGGGCGGCGCTGCACGCCTCGGGCGCGCCGGGTGGAACCTTCGCCTGGGACGGATCAGGTTGGCTGCCGCCCGCCATGGCGGGGCGAAGACGCGGCGGCATGCACTGCAACCACGCCGGCTGTGCCGGGATGACGCCGGGGCGCTGGCTGGGGGCTTTGCTGACATCGGGGGTGGTGTCGTGGGCCGACCTCGACGCCGCCGCCGAGCGGGTGGCGGCACGCCGGATCGCGGCGATGCAAAACGAGTTCGGCGCCGGGGCGGATGGGGAAGAGAAGGCGCCGCCGCCGGTGGGTGGGGCGAGTCGCGTTGAGCCTCGGGACACCGGCGGCGACCGTGGCGCGGCGCCGGCACCTGCGGCGCCCGCCGCGCCGCGGGGTGCCGTTGCTGGCGGGACATCCGGCGTCGCCGGGCGGGGCATTGGGTCCCATCCTGCCACCCCGATCGGCGAGGGCAGGATACTAACCGCGCTCAAGATGGCGCGCGAGACCGCAAGCGACGAAGAGGAGGCAGCCCAGGCCGAACGCCAGTTCCAGGCCACCGAGCGGTTTGTGGTGCTGACCAGCGGGGCGGGGCAGTTCTTCGATTTGCGTGCCGCCGGGTCAACGGCGGCGATACCGCTCAACAAGGGGGTGATGCTGGCGCTGCTGGTGAGCCAGTACGGGTTCCCGGCCTGGCCGCGCACGCTCACCGCATGGATGCGGTGGGACGCGATACGGGTGAAGGCCGGATTGCCGGGGTGCGTTTGCCCTGGCGTCTCCTACCAGCCTGGCGCCGGGATCAAAGTGTTTGACGTGGTCAAGGGCTGGACGGTCAACATATGGCGCCCCGGCCCGCCGGCATGGCCGCAGGCGGTGGCGGACGATGATCCGGCCATCGTCGACCTGGTGGCGCTGGCGACAGCGATCACCGGCGATACGCGGGAGTGCTGCGGGTTGCTGTGGTGGGCCGCGGACATGCTGGTGCGCGCCGGGGAGGAACGGGCAACCTGGGGTCCGCTCAATTTCGGGCCGCAAGGCTGCGGCAAGAGCGCGTGGCTGCGCTGCATGGCCGCGATGGTCGGTGACCACAACGCCGCGATTATACCGTTCCGTGATTTCGTGCGGGGGTCGGAGAACACCGCGCTGCTCAAGCAGTTAACCGGCATCGAGGAAGCCGACGCCGTGGTGCGGCGGGGGCACGAGAAGGGCGCCGATTTCTACAATATGTTCAAGCCGCTCTACACCGCCGACCATATCTGGCTACAGCAGAAGTACATCACCGGCCAGGACGTGAAGCTCAACAACCGCATCGCGGTGAACGCCAACGATGCGCACGCCTTCGCGTTGCCGCCCGAGGACCGGCGCATCTGGCCGATGCAGGCGCGCGGCGGCAGGCTTGAGCGGGGCCTGGCCGAACGCATTCATGCGCGGATGAAAAACGCTGCCGATATCGGCAAGTGGATACGTTGGCTGTGCGATGGATACGCGGGATGGGGCGCGGTCTACGGGTTCTCGCCGTTCCGATGCCCGACCGAGGATGTCGCGAGCGCGACCAAGGCCGAGGTAATCGAGGCCACCCTCACCCAGGCCGGTACGGTTGCGTTGGAGGTAGGGCGGCGGTTCGAGGCCGAGGGGCGTACGGTGCTGCTGTTCGACGAGGTATCGCGCGCCGTGGGTGCGCGGTTGCGACTCGATCCAGGCGAACGCCCGGCTGAAATACGGGTGCGCGATGGGCTTGTGGTGGCCGGCTGGATATTCGTGAAGCGGGGCGTCGCGGGCGGAAGAAATGGTCTGCGAGGTCGATTCTGGGCGCGCGGAAAAGAGGTCGCGGGTCGCGGATTGGCTTTTTTTAATATGACAAGAATTACGGAACGGCTGATCGCCGAAGGACTAATTGAAAACACTTCGGATGAGCCGGGGCACGACGGCCCGTGAGGCGGGTCTGCGGGTTGCCAAAGATGCTGTTTAGCGCTGCAAGTAAATCTATTGGTGACACGGTATGCGTGAGTCCCCTTTCTTCTTATTTAAAAGAAGAAGAAATACCTATAGGGGGGGGGATGTCGGGGAATGGGCCGGGTTCCGGCATACGGGGCTACTAAATGCTGACCATCGGCATTGATGTTGGCCTTGGCGGCGGGTTGGCGTTGGCGGAATGGCGCGGCGATGAGCGCATGCCGGCGCGGGTGACGGCGGCGCCGATGCCGGTATGGGCGGCGGGGGTTCGGGGCAAGCGGGTGGTCGATTGTGCGGCGTTGGCGGCATGGTTGACGCCGGCGGCGGTGCAGGGCGGCGTGGTGATGGCGGCGTATGAGGCCGTTCACGCGATGCCGAAGCAGGGCACGGTGTCGATGTTCGGGTTCGGCCGATCCCTCGGCGTGGTCGAGATGGCACTGGCGGCGCTGGGGCTGCCACATGTCGGCGTGGCGCCGGAACGGTGGAAGCGGGACATGGCGGTGCCGCGGGACAAGGCGGCGGCGCGGCAGATGGCGGCGAAGCTGTTGCCTGGGTTTGCCCATCAGTGGGCGAGGGCGAAGGATGATGGGGTCGCAGAAGCGGCGCTGCTGGCGCTGTGGGCGGCGTGGCATGGGATGGGCGGGAAGCATGGCGGAAATGGATGAGGCCGCTGTACGGGCATCTGTGGGGCCGGACGGGGGTGGTGCGGCGAAGGTCAAGCGCAGGCCGAAGCGGATGTTCGGGCATGGGACGGATGCGTCAGCCGCGGCGCGCAAGGCCGGGCAGGTGCGGCGCGATGCGCGGCAAGCCCAGCGGGAGCAACGGGCGGCGCTGCAGAATGTGGGGTTGCTCGAGGCGCGGCTGCGCAAGCAGGGCACCTCGGCGGATGTGCGTCTGCTGGGCACGCTGATGCTGGATCAGATGCGGCGGACGGCGATCACCGCGGTCGAGCTTGCTGATCTCAAGGCGCGGGAGCAGGGGCATGCGCATGGCCTGGCCGACCTGATGGCAAACGACTTGATGCGCAAGCCGACGGAGACGCTGGCGGCGTGGAGCAAGTTCCTGCCGATGAACAGCGAGACGGCGGACAGCAACGCATCGCTGCACCTCGAGGCGGTCAGGGCTTTGTCGATGGCGACGCAAGCGGCGGGGCAGGCGGTGGCGGTGATGGCGGGTAAGGCAGGCGTGATCGTGGACCATGCAGTCGATGCGCTGGAGGTGGTGCCGGAAGCGCTGGAGAATGTGCTGAAGCATAATAGTTATGCGACAGAAGATTGCGTTTATCGCAACGCGGGTTCGAGCAGGCCGGGGAATAACGAAACCGTGAACGCCGGGGCATCTGAGCCGAGCCCGGCGAGGATCGAGAGCGGCGACGATCACGCGTTCGTGAGCACCGAAGAGGGGGCTGCCGGGTCATCGAACACCGAGCCGAGTGGGTTGCAACTGGGTTGCAGGGTGGGGAATATCTCGGACATATCAAAGAGTTAGGACGGCATGACAGTTCTGCAAGAACTATCGCGCTGCCCTATTTCGCGCATAGGTTGTGCAACCTCAGGTTGTGCAACCCTAGGTTGTGCAACTCTGGGTTGTAGAACCCCGGGGCAGGATCGCCAGCGGCGCGGCCGGCCGAGGCCCCCCGGGGGCCTGGGGTCCCCCGCCCCGCGCCGTCGCGGGCGACCCCCACACCCCTCCCCCCTCCAATTTTCCCAATAATTTGCCTTGCCCAAACCGATTTTTCAGCATTGCCCCAGCTTCCTTTCAGCATCCACCCTCCGCCCCGAAATGGGGCTCGATCCGTGGTCCGGCGCTGCCCGGCAACGCCAAACACGTGACAAGTAGCGGAAAACCGGGCTAAACCCCCGGGATCGATGGCAGACCTGCAACAGGTTGCCCCCCAGCGCGGCAACGTGTTCGTGGACTTCACCCGGCGGTTCGCCCATGACCGCGCCGGATTCTGCACCCATGTCCTCGGCATCGACCTGCAGGAATGGCAACGCGAGGCGCTGCTTTACCTCGATGAGGGCGGCGCCCGCCTGACCATCCGTTCCGGCCACGGCGTCGGCAAATCCGCCCTCCTGGCCTGGATCATCCTGCATTTCGTGCTGACCCGGTATCCCTCCAAATGCGTCGCCACGGCGAATACCGGCAGCCAGCTTTTCGACGTCCTCGCCGCCGAAACCAAGATGTGGTTGCGCAAGCTCGAGCAGACCATCCCGGCCTTCAAGGGCCTGTTGACGGCGCAGAACGATCGCATCGAGCTTGCCGCCGCCCCGGAATCGGCCTTCGCCACCTATCGCACCTCCCGCCTCGAGAATCCCGAAGCCCTCCAGGGCGTTCATTCCGAGAACGTCCTCTTGATCGCCGATGAAGCATCCGGCATCCCCGACCAGGTCTTCGAGGCCGCCGGCGGCTCCATGTCATCGCCCGGCGCCATCGCCGTGCTTGCCGGCAATCCGACCCGTCCATCCGGCTATTTCTTCCTTACCCAAACCCGCCTGACCGCCCATTGGCGGGTCATCCACGTCCCCATCAGCCGGTCTACCATCGCGTCCCAGGACTACGCCGCCGAGATGGCCGAGGCGCACGGTCAGGAATCGAATGTCTATCGCGTGCGTGTCCTCGGCGAGTTTCCGGTTGATGAAGAGGACACCTTGATCCCGCTCTCCCTGGTACAGGATGCGGTCGGCCGCGATGTCGACCTCGCGACCCCCGGCGCCCCCGAAATCTGGGGCGTCGACGTCGCCCGCTTCGGTGAGGACAGTTCGGCTCTCGCCAAACGCCGCGCCAATACTTTGCTTGAGCCAATCAAGGTCTTTCGCCAATACGACACCATGCAACTGACCGGCGCCATCGTCGCCGAGTATAACGCGCTGCCGCCGTTGCAGCGCCCGACCGAGATTTGCGTCGACGTGATCGGCATCGGCGCCGGCGTGGTCGACCGTCTCAGGGAGCTTGACCTCCCGGTCCTCGGCGTCAACGTCGCCGAATCGGCCACCTTCCAGAACCAGGGCGCCCATCGCCTGCGCGATGAACTCTGGCTCGCGGCGAAGACCTGGTTGCTGGCGCGGGACTGCCGCCTGCCCGATGATCCTAACCTTGTCGCCGAACTGGCAACCCCCCGGGTGCGCTTCACCAGTGCCGGCAAGTTGCGGGTCGAATCCAAGGACGAGGCCAAGGCGCGCGGGATCAAGTCACCTGACCGGGCCGATGCATTCTGCCTCACCTTTGCCGCCCTCGCCGCCCGGGTCTCGGGTTACGGCCACGCCCGGGCGAAATCCTGGAGTGAGCCGCTGCGGCGCAATGTTGGAGGTATCGTCTAGATGTCTGAGAGTTTAATCGATCCCGCGGCGGCGCCGAGCATGGCGCCGGTTATCGACCCCGAGAGCCCGTTCGGCGATGCCCCGCCGCCCGAGCCGATGACGGTGGCCGATCTCAAATCGATCCTGTTGCACCATTACACCGACGCCAAGCGCTATGCCGATGACGAGTTGGCCCCGCTGCGCAACACCGCCACCGATTATTACGAGGGCAAGCCGTTCGGCGATGAGCAGGCCGGGCGCAGCCAGATCGTCATGACCGAGGTGCGCGACACCGTCCGCGCCATCATCCCCTCCCTCATGCGCATCTTCACCGGCTCCGAACAGGCTTTGGAGTTCGCCGCTCGCGCCGAGGGCGACGAGGAGGCCGCCCAGCAGGCAACGGATTATGTCCGTTACATCATGTTTGACGACGGCGACGGGTTCCTCGCCTTGCATGCCGCGTTCAAAGATGCCCTGATCCGCAAGACCGGGGTGTTCAAGTGGTGGTGGGAGACCAAAACCGCTCAGCACGGCGAGACCTATCGCGGCCTGACCAAAGCCCAGGTCGCCCTTATCACCGGTCAGGAGGGCGCCAGCGTCAACGCGGGCCAGGCCCGCCCGGCGACCCCGGAGGAGATCGCGGGCCTGAATGACCCGATGGCCCAACAGGCGGCACAGATGGGCCAGCCCGTCATGCTGACCGATCTGATGGTGACCTACACCACCAGGACCGGCCGCCCGCAGATCGCCGCCGTGCCGCTCGAGGAGTTCCTGATCGCCCGCAACGCGACGGCGACCCATAGCGCCCGTTATGTCGCCCATCGCCGCATCCTCACCCAGTCCGATCTGGTGGCGATGGGTTACCCCTATGAGGCGGTCGATGAATTGCCGTCCTTCAGCGGCCTCGCCATTTCCGATGAGGCCCGCAGGCGTAATCCGGCGCTCAAGGTCAATGTTTCCTCCAGCACCACGCGCGACCGCAGCCAGCGCAACATTCTTTACGTCGAGCACTACATCCTTGCCGATTATAACGGCGACGGCATCGCCGAGCACCTCAAGGTCTGCACCGGCGGCGAACAGCTTGAGCCGCTATGGGTCGAGCCGATCACCTCGATTCCCTTCGGCCTGATCTGCCCCGACCCCGAGGCGCACCAGATCATCGGGGATTCCTTGGCCGACATCACCATGGACCTTCAAAGGGTCAAATCCAGTGTCATGCGCGCCACCCTCGACAGCCTGGCCCAGGCGATTTTCAATCGCACCGAGGTGGTCGAGGGCCAGGTCAACATCGAGGACGCGCTCAACACCGAGGTCGGCGCCCTGATCCGCACCCGCCAGCCCGGCATGATCCGTGAACTCAGCCATTCCTTCATCGGCGCCGATGCCCTCGGCGTCATCGCCTATCTTGACGCCACCCGCGAGAGCCGCACCGGCATCTCCCGCGCCAGTCAAGGTCTCAGCGCCGAGTTCCTGCAGTCGACCACGCCGACCGCGATCGCCGCCACCGTCAGCGCCGCACAGGACCGTATCGACATGATCGCCCGCATGTTCGGCGAAACCGGGGTTAAGGAGCTTTATGAGGGGGTGCTCGATCTGCTGGCGTCCAATCAGGACCGCGCACAAACCGTCAAGTTGCGTGGCAAATGGGTTCCGATCGACCCGCGCCCGTGGCAGAACCGGTTCCATGTGCGGTGCAATGTCGGCATCGGCCGCGGTACTCAATCGGAACGCCTCGCCGCCCTCGGCGCCATCGCGTCGAAGCAGGAGGAAATCCTCAAGACCCTCGGCCCCAGCAACCCGGTGGTCACGGTCGGCCAGTACGTCAACTCGATCCGCGCCATGATCTCGCTCGCCGGCTGGCAGGACACCTCCCAGTTCATCGCCAACCTGCCCTCGAGCTTCAGCCTGCCGCCGCCGCCCACCAAGCCGACCACCGAGGAGGCGCTGCTGCAGGTCGAGCAGTCCAAGGCCCGCACCACCCTGGTCGAAACCATGATCAAGACCCGTTCCGATGAGCAGACCACGCGGATGGAGGACGAGCAGAAGACCAACACCGCGCGCGCCCAGGCGGTCCTTCAGGCGCTTGAACTGGAGTTCAAATACGGCCAGCCGGTCGATGTCGCCGCCATCGCCGGCCTGTTCCCGGCCCCCAGCCCCGGCGGCGTCGACCCCACCATCCAGCCCAACCCGATGCTGCCGGTTCAACCGCAGCCGCCGCCGCAACTCCAACCGCCCCCGGGCTTGCCGCCCGGCCTGAACGGCGGCGGTATGCCGCCCGGTATGCCGCCCGGTATGCCGCCCGGTATGCCGCCCGGTATGCCCCCCGGCCTGCTGCAAGGGCCGCCGCCCGGCCCGCCGCCACCGCCCATGCCCGGGCCGTGACCCATGGACGATGAAACCCACGACGCCGCCCGGTTCCTGCTCGAGGCCCCGGCGTGGCAGGTCTTTCGCAAGCATTACATCGCGGCGGCGCAACTGGGCTTCCTGATCGCTGCCCGCGCCGCCGACGCCCCCGGCGTCGCCGCCGCCACCGAGGCGGTGCGCGCCCTGGTGCTCATCGATGACGCACTCGCCGCCGTCGCCGCCGACGCCAAGGTCCGCGCGGCGGTGGCCGACCGCCGCCGCCGTCGCGTCGGCGAGGCGTAACAGAAGGACACCCAAGCCATGAGCGGCACCATCCCCAGCGATAACCCAACCCCGGCACCAAGCCCGGCACCGGTGCCGCCACCGCCCAGCCCACCGCCGGCGCCCGCGCCCATCCCCGAACTGCCGGCCGCGGCCGCGCCTTTGACCCTCAACGCCGCCGCCAAAATGATGCGCGCGGCGCGGCAGAACCCGCAGCAGGCCCCGGCCCAGGCGGCGCCAGCCCAACCGGCAGCGCCCGAACCGGCCCCGCGGGCGTCGGTGCTCGAGCCCGATCCGGCGGCGGTCGAGGCGCTGCAGGCCGAGGCGCAGGCGGAACCGGCCCCGGCCGATCAATCGCCGCGCTACAAGGTCAAGATCGACGGCCAGGAGGTCGAGGTTTCCCTCGAGGAGGCGCTTGCCGGCTACTCCCGCGAGCAGGATTACCGTAAGAAGACGATGCGCCACGCCGAGGCCGAGCGCGCCCTCGAGGTTGAGCAGGCCGCCACCCGCGCCGAACGTCAGCGCGCCGCGCAGGAGCTTGACCGCGCTCTCAACGAAATTGCCTCCCTGGTGCTGCCCGAGGCCGACCTCGACCGCCTGCTCGAGACCAACCCGGATGCCTACCATCGCGAGCGCCGCCGGCGCGAGAAGGTGCAGGTCGCGATCAGCGAGCGGTTGCGCCTGGCCGAGCAGGAAAAGGCGGCGTGGTACGCCGATTTGGCCCGGCTGACCAATGCCGAACAGCAGAAATTGCTCGAGGCGCGCCCCGAGTGGCGCAACCCGGACACCTACCGGCAGGTCCAGACCGATATGCGGGACTATGCCGTCTCCGTCGGGTTCAACCATCAGGACGTCAACAACGTCCGCGATCACCGCATCATGCTGGTGCTCGAGAAAGCGATGAAATACGACAAGCTGCTGTCGCAACGGCCGAAAGCCCAGGCCCCGCCGGCGGCGGCGCAGGCGCCGGCGCCGCTGCGCCCCGGCACCGCGTCACCCAACGCTCGCCACGTCGCCACCGCCGTGGTGCGGCAGGCCGAAGCCACCTTCGGCGAGGCCCCCAGCATGAAGAACGCGCTGCGGATGCTGGCGGCCAAGCGCGGCACCCCCAACGGCGCGGCAAGGTGATCACCCGGCACGATTTCGAGCATGTCGTCGAGGCTGTGGCCCTGACCCTGGCGTTATGGGCGGTCCTGGCGGCGTTGGGGCGGGCCATGTACGCATGGTTTTTCCGGTGGTGAGTGACCTTTACGGGCCGCCGCCGCCGCCGCCCGCGCCGTACGCCCCGCCGCCGGTTCATATCGAGCAAATCCTGCTCCTGTGCGCTTCCGATATCGCCTGGGCGGCGGCGCAACTGGTCGACGCGATGCACAACCCGCCGGGCGAATACCGCACCACCCGGATCGGCGGCGCCTATGCGATCTGCGAATACGCCATCGCCCGCGGCCGGGCGGCGCTCGACGGGCGGCGCTTCGGTGCGGCCGAATCCAAGCCCCTAACCCCTTGACTCTTGCGTAATCGCGCCTGCAGCGCGTAAACCCCTCGCGGGGTGCGCCCAACGGGTCTCGCGCGCCCCGGTGCGACTTGCGGCGCCGATACCGGCCAAACCGCGCGTTGCACCCGACCAGCCGGGGCCAAGTGAGCGTCGCCCGACGCCGGAACCGCCTCGCGGTCAACCGGTCCTCCGGGCGGTGGTGCAGCCAACGGCGTGCGTCCTCGATCCTGCTTTGATCGAAAGGAACACGCGCCATGGCCGTTCCGGCAATGGGTGCAGCCGTCACCAATACCTATTTGACCACCGGCGCCAGCAGTGCGACCAACGTGCGGGAAGATTTGGCTGACATTATTCGCCGCATCGATCCCGACGAGACTCCGCTTTACTCGATGCTCGACGATGTCGAGGCCAAGCAGATTCAGACCGATTGGCTGGTGCAGGAACTCGCCGTCGCCGATGACAACGCCCAGCCGGAAGGCTTCGAAGCGGCCTACGGCCCGGCCGACCGGCCGTTGCGGCTTAATAATGTCTGCCAGATTTTCAGCCGTACCATCAGCGTGTCGAACTCGCTGCGCGCCTCCGACACGGTCGGCGCCGATGATGAATACGACCGCCAGCGTCTCTTGAAGGGCCTCGAGGTCAAGCGCGACATCGAATATGCCCTGACCCGCCCCACCGCGAAAAAGGCGACCGACCCGCGCAAGCTGGCCGGCTTGCCGATCTGGTGCACCAACGGCTCCGTCGGCGCCACCGGGGTGATGCCCGCCGGTGACGGCACCATCGGCACCTTCGCCGCCGGCACCGCGCGAGCGATGACCCTGGATATGTTCGCCGATGCCATGCAGCAGGCGTACGAGGATGGCGGCAAGCCCGAGGCATGCCTGCTGTCGCCGCGCCTCAAGCGCGGCTTTTCCGCCCTGCCGGGCACCACCGGCACCCGCCTCGCCTCTGATAACGTGCTGCAGGCGACGCGGCCTGACCCGGTCACCATCATCGGCGCGGTTGACGTTTACCAGACCGATTTTGGCCGGCTGCAGATGGTCCCGGATCGTCTCATGCCGAACGATATCGCCTTGCTGGTCGACAAGGGCTATGCCGAGGTGGCGCCCCTGCCGGGGCGCAACATCATCACCGAGGACTACGCCAAGACCGGTGATGCGGAGAAGGGCGGCGTGGTCGCCGAACTCACCTTGCGGGTGACCGCGCCGAAAGCGCATGCCTGCATCTTCGGCCTGCTGCCGCCTCCGTGACATGGCAGGCGACATGCTGGACTACGCCGATCCGGTGCGCGCCAAGCGCACCGAGATCGTGCGCGACGCCAACGGCTTGCTGGTGGTGCGCATCCGCCAGCAAACCGCGGCTATCGTCGAGGCCAACAAGCAGGCGCAAACGTCTTTCGACCCCACCCACCACCGCCGTGCGCGGGCCGGGTTCGTCCGGGTCGCCAGCATCCCGAACGTGGTGGTCATGCAACTCTGCGATGCCGGCATCTGGGACGACCCCAAGGCGCTCGCTAAATGGCTCGACCAGCCCGAGAACCGGTTCTTTCGCACCGATGACGGGAGGCGGCTGGCATGACCACGCTGGCTGACCTCAAGAATTCGGTGACCGGCTGGGTCAACCGCCGCAACGACGCGGATTTCGCCGCCGTGCTGCCCTCCTTCATCGCCCTGACCGAGGAGCGCATTGCCACCTCGGTGCGTGCCCGGCCGATGGTCACCCGGGCCACCTATCCGGTGCAGGGGCAATATTTGCCGCTGCCCTGCGACTGGCTCGAGTTCCTTGACGTGCGCCTGCAGGGGTCGCCCTGCCCGCTGCCGTTGCTGTCGCGCCTCGATGATGCTGGCGCCGCCTACTATGCCGCCGGCATCGCGGCCTATCGTATCGTTGACGGGCAGATGGAGGTGCTGCCGACGCAGGACCCCGCGGCGCCCGCCCCACCGGTCCTCGAGATCGCCTATTACGCCCAGCCGCAGACTTTGGTGATCGACACCGACACCAATCCGCTACTTTCCCGCCATCCCTCGATCTACCAGTTCATTGCCGCGATGTTCGCCGCGGTTTACCTCGAGGATGCCGAGGCCACCCAGCGCTTCAACGACCTCGCCGCTTCCGCCGTCGCCCAGGCCAATGAATGGCAGCAGACCTCACGCTTCAGCGGCGGGCGCCTCAACGCCCAGGCGCGGCAATTCTGATGGCAACGAACACCTATTATCTGGGCTTGATCACCGAATACGGGGCCGAACCGGCCAGTAGCACCGGCTACACGCGCCAACCCGTGACGGTGCCCACCACCGGCGAATACTATAATCTGCTGCCAATCCTGTTCTGCCGCGCACGCCTCGACTGGCGACGATTGACCCGGGCCGGTCTGTACACCACCCCCAGCGCCGAAATTGCGTTCATTACCACGCCGCTGCTTATACCGCCGGCCTACACGACCCCGCAGGCTCTCACCATCGCGGCCGGCGAGGAGGCGGAAATACCGCCTTTCGGCCTGTATCTGGTCGATGTCGCTGCCCATACCCCGCGCCCGTTCGGGCGCTACCGGTTCGGGCGGCAGGCTTTTGGCACCTGGCCGGCCGGCGCCACGATCCAGTTCCGGGTCGGCGCCCGCCCGCTGGCCGACATAATGCCGGTCGCCTGTGCCACCTGGGCCGCGGCAGCCGCTCCCTGCGCCGCCTGGACGCTGGAACCCGCGCCCTGCGCCGCCTGGGCGGTCGAGCCGGCCTATACCGGGGGGCAATGCCGATGAGCGATTACGTTACCACGCCGCGCCTGGGCCTTAAGAAGCCCACCGAGGACGCCGACGACGACAAATGGGGTGGGCACCTCAACGAAAACGCCGATATCCTCGACAACGTGTTGCCGCTGACCGGCGGCACGTTGAGCGGGCCGCTGCAGCTACCGACTGGCACTGTGGCCGCGCCGGCTTTGGCGTTGGGCGGCACCGACGCGGGGTTCTATCGCTCCAGCCTCAACATCGGCGTCAGCCTGGGGGGCAACTTGGCATGGCTGTTCAACCCCGGCGTGACGGTCGGCTACACCGAGTTGAGCATGTCGGGGCATGTTGTCTCTTCGCTTGCCGACCCACTCAACGCCACCGACGCGCTGAACCTGCGCACCGGAGATGCGCGCTACCTGTTGGCCACCGGCGGTCCGTTCCTGCCCCTGACCGGCGGCACCCTGACCGGCCCGCTAACCGTCAGTCGCTATGAAATCATCGACGGCGGGACCACCGGGCCAGCGCAGTTATTCCTCGATGCATCCGCCGGGGGACAGCATCTGATCGCCGCGCGTAGTGGCGGCAACATGCGCTGGACGATCCAGCCGGGCGACATGACGGCTGAGACCGGTGGCAATGCTGGCACCAACTTCGTTATCTCGCGCTACAGTGACGCTGGCAGCTTCATCGACAACGCGATGCAGATCGATCGCGCGACCGGTGTTGCGGATTTCAGCAAGGCCCCCACGGCGGCCGGTGTGGGCTTCCTGAAGCTGACCGGTGGCAGCCTGACGGGCAGCGTGAACATTGCTGACACCAGCACCGGCAGCGCCCTGGCGGTGCAAAACCACGGCAGCGGCTACGGTTTCGAGGTCATCGACGACACCCAGACGGATGCTGTCGCCATTGAGAAAAGCGGCAACGGGGCGGCCCTGGTGATCACCTCGTCAGTTGCCGGCGATGCCATCACCATCACTAACTCGGGCACCGGCAAGGCGCTGGTCATCACCGACAACTCGCCCGTTGAAGCGGTGCGGATCAACAACTATGGCGGCGGCAATGCACTGACCATCGTGCAGGGCGCGGTCATACTGGCGCGTGATCCGGTGCAGCCGCTTGAAGCAGCAACAAAACGATATATCGATGCCGCCGACGCGCTGCGGATCACCGATGCACCCGCCGACAGCGCCTATTACGCAAGACGTAACAATGTCTGGGCGGTGGCGCCGGGCGGCATGACCGACGCACCCAGCGATGGCAGCGCCTACGGGCGCCTGAACGCCGCCTGGGCCAAGGTGCTGCCGCTGGCAGGCGGCACCGTCACCGGGAACGTTGCGGTCAACGGCACGCTGACGCAGGGCACCACCCTGGCCACAAGGCTGACCGCCAAGGGCAATCTGATGCTGGGCGGTGTTGCAGAACCGGCCAGCATGAGCACGGCGACCGGTGTAGACGGCGGATCGCTGCGGGCGTGGTATACGACCGCCAACAACTATATGTCATCCATGTATTATGACGGGACGAACTACCGTCGATTGAATGCTACGACGGCGCCCGCACAGATTACGTGGGCTGGCGGCACTCAATACAGCTTCCAGTCTGCTGCGGTGGGTGCTGCCGATAGCGTGGTGTCGTCGATAACGACCCTCGCGACCCTGGATAACGCAGGCAATTTCACTGCTATCGCCGGTCTGTTTTCCGCTGGCGGAACTGTGGGGTCGGTTGGCGCCAATCCGCGCATGAACCTTTACGTAAGCGGCGCGCCCGCCGACCAGAAATACGTCGATTGGTTTGCTGACGCCAGCGGCAGCTTCGGGATGCAGTTGGTTAATGATGCGTTCAACGTGGGAACCAACTTCTTGCTGGTGACCCGCAGCGGCTACGCCGTCACCGGGATGACCCTGACCGCGCCAACGGTGCAGATTAACGGCCATCTGGCCGTGTCCAACGGGATAATGAACACCAACGCCCGGTTCTACGTCGCCGGTAGTTACGCCTACTACATGGAACGCAACAGCAGCACCGGTAGCTGGAACTGGGTCGATAACAACAACCTAATTATGGCTGTGAACACTTCCGGTGACTTCACGGCAATCCGCGACGTCATATCGAACGGGTCCGTCTACTCGAACGGTAATCTGTATGTGTCGGGCCAGAGCACCGTCATCGGCGTCGGCGGCAGTGGCCGGATCATGCAGTTCCAGCCTGGTTGGTATTGGGATTGGAACACTACCAACGGGACGCTGGCATGGCAAAGCGCCATCGTCGGCACCCAATGGGTGATGTCCAATAACAGCTTTTGCTATAACAACGCCTCCAATGTCGGCGGGCACGGTGCTTATTCCGATCTATCCGACGAGCGTGTGAAGGCCAACATTCAGCCGACGCATGTCGGGCTGGACGAAATACTCGCGCTGGAGCCGATCAACTTCACTCGCGTCTCCCGCGCCATTCCACTCGCGCAGCCGAGGCGCGAACCGGCGCCCGAGATTGGCTTCTCGGCGCAGCAGTTGCGCGGCGTGATCCCCGAGGCGGTGACGGAATGGCCCGATGATCTTAATCGCACCGCCAAGGACGATGCTGCGCCGCTGCTTGGCATGATGACGACACCGGTTGTTGCTGCGCTGGTCAATGCGGTGAAAACCCTGAATGCGCGTCTGAGCGCGCTGGAGACAAAGCCATGACCGCAACCATCATCTCCACAACCGGCAACTACCCATTCGGCAACATGACCAATCAATTGGTCGGCAAGCTGATCTCGGCGCAGACCCAGATGCAACGCTTGCAGGAGGCCATTGCCACCGCCTCGTCAGGCTATACCGGCACCCCCGGCACCGAGTTTGAGGCGCCGTTCCCTGGGCTCACGCCGGGCGCCCCCGGGGCGAACCTGTTCGGGGTGGTGCCCGGCTCCATCGCGGGCGAGCAAGGGCAGTCCTACGCCTACGCGGTCAATTCGCTGTTCGGGGTGTGGGAAACCTTCTGGATCGCCGCGCGCCCTTACATCGAACAACTCGATAACGGGGGGACATCGATGTGATCCAGCGCAAGCTACGTCCCTCCCGCGCCACCGGGCGTCCGGTCGGACGGCCACCCAAGCTCGCGCAGCGCACCCGCGCTCACGCCATCGCCGCCGCTGAACCCATGATCAGCGTCAAGGCGCTGGCGCGGCGCGTCGGCGTCAGCCCCGAGCGCATTCGTTTCTGGGGCATCAAGGAGGCGAGCGTATGATCCAACTCCTCATCTACATCCTTATCCTGCTGGTGGTCTTTTCAGTGGTGTTCTACATCATCCGCCTGCTGCCGCTGGAACCGCCCTTCGGTGCCATTGCCCAGGCTATCGTCGGCTTGATTTTGTTGTTGATACTTATCGATATGTTGCTTGGTGGGCGCTTCATCGGCATTCCGAGGCTGGGGCCATGAGCGAACCCGCTCTCCTTCAGCCCACCGATCTGCGTTCGATCACCCTGCAAGCCCAGGAGTGGAACGTGATTTTTACCCTCCTGGGCCTGGTGCAACCGCTCATCGCTCGCATGGTCGCCCAGGTCCAGGCGCCCGCTCCGCCGTCCGACAACGACGATGCGCCGTCATGACCGACAACCGCTTCACTCACTCCACGGCACCTCCCGGCGGCGGCCGGGCGGTAGGCGCACGGCCCGTAAACGCGGTGATGCAGAACTCTTGTCTGCTGCAACCTGTCACCGCGCCGATGTGGACGCACACCGTCAATGAGCAGCCTGTCACCGCGCAGCCCACCGCCCCGCAGTGGCGGCCGATCAGCGAGGCGCCGAAGGACGAGACGAGGGTGCTGCTGTTAGTGTCAGGCCGCGACCCGGTAGTGATCGGCAAATGGTCGCCGTTCCGTAGCCAGTGGTTTTTTGAGAGCAGCCGACACCCACTTTCGGCAACCCAATGGATGCCCCTGCCCACGCCACCGGGGAAGGAGGCGCCATGAGCCCCTTCATTGCCGAAGACACCCATGCCCGCCTCGGCGAAGCCGTCGGCAGTGGCCATTGCATGGCGCATGTCCAGGCCGTGGCCGACGTAACGCACTCATCCACGCTGCGCCAGGGCGAGAAGGTGCGTGGCAACGAAATCCCACCCGGCACCGTGATCGGCACCTTCGATGCCACCGGCTGCTACGCCAACGCCACCGACGGGTCGAGCCATGTCGCCGTGTTGGTTGAGCAGACCCCAGACGGATTGAAGGTGGTCGATCAGTGGCAAGGCCAGCCCGTGCACGAGCGGCTGATCCGGTTCAAGGGCGGTCGAGGCCCCGCCTGCGATGACGGCGATCAGTACCACGTCGTTGAAGCCGCATGATCCAAAATTCTCCATGCTCCGGGCCGCGTTCTGGCTCCTCGCCGCCGTCGTGGGCGTGCAACTCGTGGTCACCTTCGGTGTCGGTGCCGGTTGCCTCTGGCTGGTCATATCCGGCGCCTACCGCATCGGCGCCTGCGAGACCGTCAGCAGTCAAATTCGCGAAGTCTGGGCCGAGGCGATGGCCGCGATTCTGGCTCTCCTGCTTGCCGCCGGCGCCGGGCCGAAGCCGCCCGCCCCGCCACCAATGGGGGACGAACCATGACTGACAACGTTCGTCCAACTCCGTCCGTGCCGACCTCATCAACCAGAAGGAATTAAAATCATGGCTGTTGTTCGTGTTACTGGTGGCTATCTAAATGTCCAGACGGTCGGCACCCCTGACAACACCCTGCCGGGCGGTGGTGAAGGCCCGGTCGATCCGGGCTACGGCATCCCCGAGGGGCGTCCCGATAACAGCCTTCCCGGCGGCGGCCTGGGCATCTGGGGCGGCGGCAACAAGCCCGGCCACGACCTCCCAGGCGTTCCCGGCAGCGGGCGCCCTGACCACGCCTTGCCGCCCTTCGCGGCCCAGTTGCCGGAACTGCCGTCGCGCCCGCCGGGCTATCCCGACAACTCGCTCCCGGCGATCCCCACCCAACCGATCTACCATCCGGTCTATCCGATGCAGCCGATCTATTACCCGCCCGAGGGCACCCCGGAGCACCCGATTGTCCTGCCGCCGCCGGGCGCGATCTGGCCGCCTTTGCCCAAGCCGCCCGAGGAAACCGAGGTGATTATTGCGCTTGTGGGTATCCCCAATGCCGGCTGGTTCTACGTCGCTCTCGATCCGAACGCGGTGTGGCCCGCGCAAGGCTTGCCTGGGCCACAGCCGGGTGGCCCGGAAGTTGATCCAACACGCCGTTAACGGAGACCAATACATGGGCGCGGGAATTACCCCGCGCCCAAAGGAGGCCCAATGCGTTCGCTTCTCGTCACCGGTGTCATCGCCAGCGCCGCCTTCAGCGCCGCCATCGCACTCGCGCCCAACCCGGCCCACGCTACCTTGCAGATTGCGGGGACCGTCAACGGCGTTAACTTCCTCTGCGTCGATAACGCCGCCTGCGACAGCAATGCGGCAACCGGCACCATCACCCTCAGCAATCAGGTGATCGGCGGCATCGAGGTCGATGGCTCGGTCCAGACATCAACAGGCACACCGGCAAATCCGGGGCTACTCGATGTCCTAAATACCTCGTCGTTGAGCATCATCAACACCACCGCATCCACGATCACCGGGGCAGTGGCCATCAGCGATACCAGCTTCACCGCGCCTGTCTCCTCGATCGCGCTGTCGGGATCAGGCGTGTGGCAAACGGCAGTCGGCAGCACCGCAACGCTGCAATGGTTCGCCGACACCGCCAACCAGCAGGGCGCCGACAACGCCACCGACGCTCCCGGCGTGCTGCTGGATACGTTCGTCAGCAGCCCGGCACTGGTGGCTGACAGCTTCTCGGACAATGGGGGCATATCGGTCAGTGCAACTGTCCCGTTCTCCATGACGGAAACGGTCAACTTCTCGCTCACGGCGGGCGGCACACTGCTCAATCGCGGACAGACGATGCTTGCAGCGGTCGAGACTCCGGAGCCTGCATCGCTGCTGCTGCTGGGCGCCGGACTGGTGGCGCTGGCCACCGCACGCATGCGGGTCCGGGGGGAATGACAATGCGTGTTCTGGGTCGGGTTCTACGTCGGCACCGTATTCGGGGTCGCGGCCGCGATCTCCATCATCGTGTGGTTCACGGATGAAAAGGATCGCTAGAAATGGCCGAACGCGACCGCGAGGACCCGCCACAAGGCGACGGTTCCTGCGGCCAGAAGCGTAATACATGAGGGGGGTTGAACATGACTGTACGGACAAAACTGGTGAACCTTAACGACCGCACCAGCGAGCAGGATGACCAGATCGCCGATCTTACCAGCCGGGTCGTGGCGCTCGAGAACGCGGCCGTGGCGGTGCAGGGCAAAGCGGCCACGGCGACGGAAAAAGTCAAGTCAGGCACCGCGAAAAATGGCTGACACCTACACCCCCAACTTCAATCTGGTGCTGCCCGAGGTCGGGGCGTCGCGTAGCACCTGGGGGTCGAAGATCAACTCCAACACGCAGACGTTGGATGCCTACGTCGCTGCCCGCATGCCGCCGGGTGCGACCATCGACTTCGCCGGCAGCGTGGTTCCGAACGGCTGGGTGGTGTGCGACGGGCGGGCGCTGAACCGGCTAACCTATGCGGCCTTGTTCGCCGCCCTCGGCACCACCTGGGGCGCCGGTGACGGCGCTACCACGTTCAATATCCCCGATCTGCGCTCGCGCGTCGTGGTCGCCACGGGTTCGGGCACCGATGGCAATGGCGAGGCGCGCAACTACGCCCTGGGGCAGCGCCTGGGAAGTTGGTCGGTCGTATTGAACCAGGCGCAGCTTCCGGCCATCAACGTCTCGGGGGTGGGCGACCACGCGCACGGGGCGTCGGCCGGTGCCGTAGGCGATCACACTCACACCGGCTACACCAGCTATCTGGGCGATCACGGGCATTACCTCCCCTGGGTGGCGGCCGCGGCGATCGCGCAAGGCGGCGGCCCCGGCACCTCGGTAAGCGCTGGCACCGGCCCCGCGACGTTCGGCGCGGGCGCCCACCAGCACGATATCCAGACCTATGGCGCGGGCAATCACAGCCATAGCATCAGCATCGGCGCAGCCGGGGCGCATACCCACTCTCTCGGCGGCGGCAACGCGGCGCATGATAACTCGCCGCCCGTTATTGGTATGAACAAGATCATCTTCACCGGTGTGGTAACCGTGACCACGGCCACGGTGAGCGCTACCCAGTTGACCCAGCTTGAGCACCGGGCGCTCGAACCCGTAGGGCACGCTGACTGATGGCGCCCCGGCAACTCCTGCCGCTGCAACTGCCCGCCGGGGTGGTCAAGGGCGCCACCCCCGCGGCGACGCCTGGGCGGTGGTACGACGCCAACCTGATGCGCTGGAACGGCGGCGTGATGCAGCCGATTGGCGGCTGGGCGAAGATACCCGGCACCCAGTTCCCTTCCGCGGTACGGCAACTCTTCACCTGGCGCGACAATGGCGGCGGGCGCTGGGCCGCCTGCGGCCTCGATGACGGCTCGGTGTGGGTGTTCAATTTCGACACCGGCACCGCGTCGCGTATCGACACGGCGGGCGATTTCAGCCCGATGGAGCCGCCCGGCCCGCCTTCCGGCTACGGCCTGGGCGATTACGGTGCCGACCTGTACGGCACGCCGCG